TTGTTATATCTTGATTGTCGGAGATCTGTCACGTCCTACTAGCCTGTATCGCTTGCATCCTGAGAACGTGCGCATCATCCCCGATCCCGTCAAAATGATACAGGGATACGAATACAACGACGGAGGATCTACTGCCGTTTATCCTGTCGATCGTGTCATTCATACCCGATCGGCATCGTGGGATATCAATAGCAACGGGGAATTATACGGATCTGGACTTGTCGAGGCATTGAACGAAGAGATCACTGCAGATATTAACGCGCAGCGAATGGCTAGCAGTGTAAGCAAGCAAGGCCGCCCTGACGTGCTTTTGTCGCCTGCAGATCCTGCGGATATTTGGGATCGTCGTCGTCGTCAAGAGATTACACAGGCCTATAAAGCAATGACAGAATCAGGGGGCGCAATGGCGTTGTCTGGGCAGATCAAAGTTGAAACATTAAGCCTATCCCCTCGTGATCTAGAATTTCAATCACTTAGAACAATGGTAAGGGAAAATATCAGTGCAGTCTGTGGCGTGCCGTCAACTGTTCTGGGCTTGCCAGATGCCAACTATGCAACAGCACGACAAGCAACGATTACTTATTGGGAAATCCAACAAAAGCGAGCAAAGAAGATTGAGCAGGCAATGACGAGGATCGCGCGCCTTGTTGATCCGTCGTATTCTGTGCAAATAGATTTCTCTGGGATTGATGCACTGCAGGCGATCCGCACTGAGAAACTTGAGCGCATTGTGCGACATATTGAAAACGGCATGTCAGCAAGCGAGGCATATGCATATGAGGGCTTGACAGATAGCCCCTTTGGAGAAAGTCAGACAGATAGCCAGACAGAAGCAGATCAGGCAATCGAGCAAGCACTAACTGACTTGCTAACTAAGGAAATGCAAAAAAAAAAGACTGACGCCCTAGAAATGCGGGGATCTGTGGGAGACGTTGATCCTACAAACTTTCCAGAGGATGGCGAGGATCAGCAAGTCGCATTGCGCAATTCGAACTTCGACAGATTCCCACATGACGAGGCGCAGGATCTCAAAGACAACTATCCTGAGATCTGGAATAAGGGCGGGAATATTCTAGGGAATAAGCAATACAATCGCCTTAAGCCTATTGCAGAGCGTGACAGTAGCATTGCGCAAACTGAGACAGAGGAAAAGGCGATCCGATTGCGTGAGGCGTGGGCTGCTCGACACTTTCGAGATTATAGATTAGCGGGCGTTGTTGCGCAAATCAAATGGCTTGTTATTGGATCTCGTGGCCTGTCTCACATGAGAGCAGTGATCAGTGCAGAGAAAAACCGCCTTGAATCCAAACAAGCACGCACGACAGAGCAAAAGGATCGACTGTGGCACAGTTGGATCGAGCGCACTTATGAACCTGCACAACGTCAGATTATGAGGGCCTCGCAGATCTATCTTGAGGATGCCGCACAACGATATTCAAGACGCGCCCAGACACTTCGCACCCAGTTGATTGAGCAAGAGAGCAAGGCGATTGATTACGCATCTATTCTAGGACGTGCAACAGAGATCAAAGCAATCCGATCGATTATTGGGCGCGCATATCGATCGATCTATTTCTTGACAGGCAATGATCAGATTGAAGAGTTGTATAAACTGATCGGGGCTAGCAGGCCGCTTGATTTCTCATTCGGTGAAAGACAGATCGACGAACGACAGATCGCAAAGTTGGCACGCCAGATCGTCGATACAAATGAAAAGCAAGTCAAGCGACTTGTTAAGCGAGGCATTACAGACGGATTGCCAAATTCAGAGATAGCAAGACAGATAGCCAGTGCAACAACATTCTCAGAATCCAGAGCGCAGCGAATAGCCCAGACTGAAACGACAAAGGCGATCAACACTGCGACAAATGAGGCCTATAAAGAATTTCAAGATGCGGAGGGCGTGCAAGTCATGAAAGAATGGATCTCAAGTCGTGACGATTCAGTCAGACAAACACACTCAGATCTTGACGATGGCGATCCGATCCCTGTTGATTCTGACTTTGAGATCGACGGATATGCAGGCCCCGCCCCCGCCTCATTTGGAGATCCTGCAATGGATATCAATTGCAGATGCACGATTGCCCCTGTGATTATAGAGAGTACAAAATGACAGATCAACAACGCGATAATATGCAACACTTCGACGAGGATAACATGATTCTAACATTCACAATGATCGGCTTGACTGGCCTAATAGTCGGAGGCGTTGGCACTGCGTATGTAATCAACAATCGATCTGCAGATGAGGCCCCGATCGTCGTTGTATCGGATCCAGTGGCAGGCGAACAACAAGAGATAATCAAGCAACTAACAAATCTTGATATGCTCGTTGAACCTTGTAGCACTGAATATATCAATAAAAACAGTGACTTACTTTGCAGGGAAATGTATTGCAGAGTGATGACGCGCGGCATAGATAGCAAGACAAGCGGCCAAGAGTGCGAAGAGATCAGCAACGTAGCCAATAGCAAGATCATTATCAATCATTGTGAATTGTTCTTAGACGAGAAAGAAGAGTGCTATGAGAAATACAGAGAGCGCAAATAATCAACGCATACCTAGATCAATATGCTATATCCTATTCTGTGAGGGCTAAAACAATGCAATTTAAGCGATTCAACACAAAAGCAGAGCAATCAGATAAGGCTATTACTTTCATAGCCTCAACAGCCAATCCTGACAGATATGACGATATTGTCGATCAAGGTGGATGGGATCTAAAAGCATACGAGCGCAATCCGATCATTTTGCTTAATCATAATCCAACACAATTGCCGATCGGAAAAGGCAAGGCCTATGTCAAAAATGGGCAGTTGATGCTTGACGTTGAATTCGACAAAAATGACGAAGTAGCGCAGCAAGTTGAGCGCAAAGTGCGGGGCGGCTTTATCAATGCTGTCTCTGTGGGCTTTCAACCTAGCGAATCCATTGCAAGAAACAAATTACCTGCCGATCATCCGTATCATGGAAAAAGCGGCTATTACTTCCCTAAATCTGAATTACTAGAGGTGTCGATCGTGACTATTCCCGCAAATAATGAGGCTACTTTGTCAAAGCACTACACAGCAAATTTAACCCTTTCAGACGTTGCAAAATCGATGCTCGTGCATAAGCATATTGTATCGATCCAAGAATTGGACAACGGCAATTATCTTGTCGAATTCGCTGCACACTCTGAGCCTGAAGAGGTCGAAGAAGTTGAAGAAGTCGAAGAAGAAGTCGAAGAATCAATGCACGACGAAGAAGAAGAAAAGGGATCGGGCTACGATGACGAGGATAAGGAGATGGACGAAGAAGAAGAGGAAAAATCCTTTTCACTTGACGATCTATTATTCCACTTAAGAGAACTCAATAACTAACTTACTAACTAACTAACTGAGGTTATTATTATGTCTATGGACGCAGTTAAGCAAATCATGGGGGAACTTCGAACCCTCCGAACTAATCAAGATGAGAAAGTTGCAGGAATTGAAAAGCAAGTAAATGCAATCAAAGAAGCGCAGCGAATCATGGAAGAATCTGTATATCGTGCCGATTCTAGCGAGATCACAGGAACTGACGATCAACTTAAAAAGTTTGTCGGTGAAGATGGATCTATCCGTTGGACTACTGGCAAAACTCGTGTAAAAACTGCCGCAGGTGTTACAACTGTAACAGAATCGGGCTTGTTGGATACTAACGAGAACTTGAGCAACTGGCATGTCGAAATGAAGCGACTTGCAAACGATCGCATGATGATCAAGAGCATGCTTGTTGGCGACAAAAGCACTCCAAAAATGGATCTTGCTATTGCTCGTCATTTGGCTGTAGCCCCTCGATCAATCGCTGCTCAAATCTCAAAAGCAAACTACGACGGATCGGGCGTTGGTGCTGAGTTGATCCCTGATCAATTCTTGGCTGAATTGCACATGGAATATCAGGTTCCAACTGTAGTGCGCTCTTTGTTCAATGAAGTACAAATGACTAGCAATACAATGCTTGCCCCTCGCATCGATCGCGGCGGCCGTCCTTATATCAAAGGCACTGTAACAAGCGACAATCCTGCTTTGTATCCTGTTAGCACTGTATCAATGGGCCAAGCACAGATCACAGCAAAAGGCCTTGCTACTCGTTATATCCTTGACGAAGAGTTGATCGAAGATTCTGCAGTTTTGTTATTGCCTGCTATGCAACGCATGATCGCCAAAGATATGCGCGATGCTCTTGAAGATGCGATCATCAATGGCGACGCTACTGCAACGCATCAAGACGATATTGCGAACTGGGATATTCGCGGTCGTTGGGGATCTGCATCATTGGGCGGCTCTAATGATCATCGTCGTTTGTTCACAGGATTGCGTGCTGCTGCTTTTGATAAGTCTAGCACTTTGGATATCAACAGTTTTGATGCTGCTAGGATGCTTGAATTGATCAGCAAATTGGGCGAATATGCCGCATCTGACAAAGTATTGATCGTATCCCCTGAGGCTCTTTATGAGAACTTGATGGGATTGGAGCAGTTGTTGACACTTGAGAAATTTGGCCCACAAGCCACGATCTTGACTGGACAATTGGGATCGATCTTTGGCATGCCTGTTGTTGTATCTCGCTTTATGTCTGACGATCTGGCTTCTACTGGTAAGTATACAGGATCAGGCGCAACTAGCGGCATGCTTGTTGTATCTCGTGAATCTTGGAATATCTTTGCACGTCGTGGCATCCAGATCCAA